TAAATACATTATATTGGTATGTATCTCTTTTATTTATATACGCACTTAACTAGGATCTGTAATTAATGGCTGAAGAAGTTAAAATTGTTGATGTTGCCGGCGGACCAGCTGCAGAAGCTACCTTACAAGAAATATTAAAAGTTCTTAAAGGTCAGGGCGGAGCCGGCGGCGGCGGCGCAGGCGGCGCAAAAGCCGCAGCAAAAGCACAAGAACTATATACGACAGCGGTTACTCGCGGAACTACAACCCAGTCACGTAATACAAAAGAAGTTAAAAATACCACTTCGGCATTAAAAACTTTTAGCTCTGGATTAACAACTATCCTCGGTGGCGCATTTGGTGCATTGGGTACTGTTTTAGGTGGAGCAACAGGTATAATTAAAAACTTTGGTGACGCTGTTATGAATGCAAGCAGCATTACCGAATTCGTTGAAGCAATACCTGTATTTGGTAGTTTATTAAGTAAGGCAACAGGATACTTTGACACTAGTTTAGAAACATTCCGTAAACTAAGTGAATCGGGTGCAAGTTTTGGTAACGACATGCTTGCAATGCGATCAGCAGCAGCACAATCAGGACTAAGACTTGAACAATTTGCTGAAATGGTTGGTAATAATGCATCTAGAATGACATTGTTAGGCAGTACCGTTTCTGAAGGTGCAGCACGTTTTGGAAAGATTACTAGACAACTTAGACAATCTGATGCTGGCTTGATGCGTTTAGGTTTTACACAAGAAGAAGTTAACGAAGGCTTTGGTGACTACATTGAAATGATGGCTAGATCAGGCCAACTACAAGGTAGAAGTAACGCACAACTAGCAGCCGGAGCACAAAGCTACCTAACAGAAATTGATAAACTTGCAAGAGTCACTGGTAAAAGTCGTAAAGAATTACAAGACGAAATGAACCAGCGCATGGCCGCAGCAAACTACAATGTACTTGCTTCTAGATTATCAGGCGAAGCACTATTAAACTTCCAAAATAATACCGAACATACTGCTAGTATGATGGGACAAGGCTTTGCTGATGTAATGACAGATCTAGGTGATGGTGTTGCACAAAGTGGATTTGCACAACGATTACAATCAGCCGTACCAGGACTCGCAGATCTAGCAGAAGCTAATGCTAGAGGTGAATTAAGTCAAGAAGAATATCAAGCACGAATGGCAGCGTTAATGCCACAAATTACAGCATTTGCAGATAGAATGGGAGCAGCTGGTACAAGTGCTTTAATGCAAGAAGAAGGCTTTGCAGAGTTTATGGAAAGTGTTGCTAATGCTAGAACATATACTCAACGTATGGCAGATGGACAAAAAGCAGCAGAAGAACAGGCAAGAAGAGCTCCGCTAACTGAAACATTTGCTAGTTTTGGTCAAACAATACAAGATATTAGAAGTGATGTTGAAGAGGCACTATTAGACAGCGGAGTAATGGATGCACTAGGAACTGCGGTTGGTGGTGTTAGCACAGTACTTACAGATGTAGTTTCAGGTATTACTGGACACATTGTCAAATATCTCAAATCAGATGAATTTAAACAAGATGTCGAAACATTCAAAGAAAAAATTCAATCAATGGCGCAAAAAGCAAGAAACTTTGTTTCTTACTTACGCTCGGATGAATTTAAAACTAAGGTAGATAATTTTATACAAGGACTCGAAGACGCTTGGGCATCTATTAGTGGGTTTATAACTGATGTTCAGGAAACAAGTTTTAGCGAAGCAGTAGCAAAAATGTTTGGCGGCGAAGAAGGCCAAGGCGTTTGGGATTTAATTTCAGAAAAAATAGGATCGGGATTAAAATCTATTTGGGAAAATCACTGGATGGAAATTACCGGTGCTATTGCTGCATTGTTCTTAGGACCTAAAATTCTATCAGCAATGACATCGGGCATAGGTAGTATGTTCGGCGGACTATTTAAATCTTCAGCACCAGCTGGTGGCGGTGGAGCACCGGGCGTTAGAGGCCCTTCAGGAGCAGCAAGAGCAGGTCAAGGCGTAGGAGATTTTGTAGGAAACGTAGGCGGAGGTGTACTAAGTGGCATTGCAAAAGGCCTTGCGGCATTTGCTAATCCTCAAACAGCTATCGGCGGCGCGGTACTAGCAGGTGTAATACTTGTTATTGGTGCAGCAGTTGCAGGTGCTACTTGGTTAGTAGGTAAATCACTTCCAACTTTTGCCGAAGGAATGAGCGCCTTTGAAGAATTAGACGGTGCTAAGTTAAAATCAGCAGGAGCCGGTATGCTTGCAGTTGCAGGCGGTATGGCAGCATTTGGTGCAGGTTCAGCAGTTGCAGGTTTAGGAAATTTAGTTGGAAATATTGCAGACGGTATTGGTGCATTATTTGGTGCTGAAAAAGCAAATCCTTTAGAACAACTACTAGAATTCCAAAAATATAATATTGATGAAGCAAAGGTAACAGGAAATGCAAATGCATTAGTTGCATATTCAAAAGCAATGGCAGCATTTGGTGCAGCAGATGCAGCAAGTGGCTTAGGATCTTTAGTAAGCGGACTAGCAGATGGTATAACATCATTCTTTGGTGGTGAAACAGGTATTCCGTATGATCAAGTTACAACATTTGCAAGTTATACTTTTGACGAACAAAAAATTAAAGCCAATGCAGCAGCAATGGTTGCATTTAATAATGCATTAACAGCAAGCTCAGCAGCACAAGCAACTAGCGGAGTAAGTAGTGCAATCGGTGCAATAGGTAGTGCTATATCAAGTTTCTTCGGCGGAGAAACACCGTTTGATAAAGTTAAAAACTTTGGTGAAATGGATATTAATGCAGAAGGTGTTTCTAGTAATGCACAAGCAATGGTTAGCATGGCAAATGCTCTTAATGCATTTACTGGTGGAGAATCAAGTGATATTGAAATATCAAATAAAACTGTAGCGTCTTTACGTGCATTATCAGAACTGGGTGCTACAACTGGTTTAAGTGGTTTAGCAACTAATTTACAAGCAGTTGCTAATGTTACTGGGTTAAAAGCCAATATTGATGCACTTAATTCTCTTGACAATTCCAGTGTAGTAGCGTATAATAATACTATGAGAGAACTAGTTGACGTCATGAAAGAACTAAATGACGAGCTTGCTAAAGACAATAAAGTAGGATTTGGCACAGGAACAAATGCCGGCGATGTTGTTGCTAAAATGGATACAATCGGTGGTGGGTCCGGCTCTGGTAGCTCAGAACAGCTAGATCGGTTAAATATGTTAGTTGGACAGTTAATTGCCTTGAATACTGATATTAAATCAAATACAGGAAGAACTGTTAATGCAATTAATGGAAACTTACAAGCAGGAATAGGTTAATGAGTTGGAAAAAACATTTTACACCAGTAAAAACTGGTAATAACCCAGAAGGAAGCTACAGTCCTTTTACTCGTGCTGGCTCTGGTGCAGGTGCAGGTCCGGCTCGTACTAATTATAGTTCATACTTACCAGACGTATATGTAGGTTCTCCTAATCGTATTGAACGTTATGGTCAGTACAATACTATGGATTTAGATTCAGAAGTTAATGCAGCACTAGATATTCTTGCTGAATTTACTACACAACAGAATAAACAAAATAAAACTCCTTTTTTAATTGACTTTAAAACAAAAGCAACTAATTCAGAAGTTACTATTATTCAGCAATATTTACAGCAGTGGAATAAATTACAAAATTTTGAAACACGTATGTTTCGCATTATGCGTAATGTCTTTAAATATGGTGATCAATTTTTTATTCGTGATCCTGAAACAAAGAAATTATTTCATGTAGATCCTGCAAAATTAACAAAAATAATTGTTAACGAAAGCGAAGGTAAAAAACCTGAGCAATATGTAATTAAAGATTTTAACTTAAACTTTGCAGAAATGGTAGCAACAACTCCGTATCAGACAAACGGAAATGTTACTGGAGGCGGCGACGGATATCTACAAGGCGGTGTCCGTGGTATGGTTGGCAATGTTAATACATCAGCCGGAGGAGGCCGATTCCAACAAGGTGAAAATGAGATTGCAGTTGATGCAGAGCATATTGTACATTTAAGTTTAAGTGAAGGATTAGACAATAATTTTCCATTTGGTAACAGTCTATTAGAAACAGTATTCAAAGTATTCAAACAAAAAGAATTGCTTGAAGATGCGATTATTATCTATCGTGTACAAAGAGCACCAGAGCGCAGAGTGTTCTACGTTGATGTGGGCAACATGCCTTCACACCTTGCGATGCAATTTGTGGAGCGTGTAAAAACGGAAATACATCAAAGACGTATCCCATCGCAGACAGGCGGAGGACAGAATGTCATAGACTCAGCATACAACCCGCTGTCAATCAACGAAGATTACTTCTTCCCTCAAACTGCTGAAGGACGTGGTTCTAAAGTAGAAACATTACCAGGCGGTACTAACTTAGGTGAGATTGATGATTTACGCTACTTTACTAATAAGCTCGTACGCGGTTTACGAATTCCTTCCTCTTATCTTCCAACTGGGCCTGATGACGGACAAGCACAATATAGTGACGGACGAGTAGGTACGGCATACATACAAGAATTACGTTTTAATACATATTGTGAACGTTTACAAAATTTATTAATTGAAGATTTAAATCAAGAATTTAAACGATACATTCTTGAAAAAGGTGTTAATATTGATACAGCAATGTTTGATATTAGATTCCAACCACCACAAAACTTTGCTGCATATCGTCAAAGTGAAATTGATAATGCTCGTGTACCGACATATACACAAATGAGTGCTATACCTTATATTTCAAATCGTTTTGCTATGAAACGTTTCCTAGGTATGACAGAAGAAGAGATTGCAGAAAACGAACGTTTATGGCGTGAAGAAAATGATGAAAACTTAGAATCACCTGCTACTGACGCAGCCGGAGAAATGCGCGGCGCAGGAATTAGTAGTGCAGGCATTAGTTCTGATCTTGGCGGTATTGAAGATGAAAGTGCAGAAACTCCAGCACCAGAAATGGGCGGTGATGAGATGGCAGGCGCTACACCTGAACCTGGCGCTGAACCTGCAGCGGCACCTGCAACAACAGATCAGACTATTTAGGAATAAATAATAACATGATACTACGTGAATTATTTTATTACGACAAAGAAACATTAGAACCAACAGAAGACGATCGTTATGAAGAACGTGACGATCAAAGTCCTCTTGAATATAATGACACACGTAAAACACGTTTAACACTCCGCCAGATTAACAAAGTCCGCAAGGCAGCAGAGCTACATACTAAAGAGCAAGCAAAAGAACTTGACTTCGTACGTCAAATGTACGGTATAGCAGCAAATGCCGAAGCGGGTGGAGTTTAGTGGCAAAGATAGATAAGTCCTTATACACTAAAGAAGAATTTAAAAAGATTAGAGAAGAGCGCAGACAACAAAAGCGTCTTGCTGCTTTGTCTAGAAATGAATCTTTACAGCATATTCTTAGTAATTCTAAAACAAATAAAACTGCATTTGTTATAGGAAACGGTTTAAGCCGCAAACCTATAAATGTAGAAGAACTATCTCTTATTGGTAAAACTTATGGGTGTAATGCACTCTACAGAACATTTAGTCCTGATTATCTTGTTGCAGTAGATGTTAAAATGATTTTAGAAATTAATAAATCTGGATATCAACATAAAAATGAAGTTTGGACAAACCCTAATAAATCTTATGTAGGTCTGAAAAATTTAAATTTTTTCCAGCCTAGTAAAGGATGGAGTAGCGGACCAACTGCATTATGGTTAGCTAGTCAACACGAATATGATACTATTTTTATATTAGGATTTGATTATAGAGGTGTAAACGACGGAAAGTCCTTTAATAACATCTATGCTGATTCTGCAAACTATAAAAAATCTACTGACAGTGCTACTTTTTTTGGAAATTGGTTACGACAAACTACTACTGTTCTTAAAGAAAAGCCTAATACAAAGTTTTATAGAGTTATAGCATCTGATAATTATATTCCGCCAGAACTAAATAAATTTGACAATTTAGAACATATTCTAGTTGAAGATTTTAGAAAAATGTTCACTCTTTCCTAGCATCAAGCTAAAATGGCTCGTTTTGAGCCTATATCTACGTACTTTTTCTTATAAATAGTAAATAATAATGACAGCCTTACCATAGGTATAACTTTTATAGGAGAACAAAAATGGCAGATCGCAATAAATTTGAAGAAATGCTTGAGCGTCTTATCAATGAAGATAAGGAAGGCGCTGAAGAGCTATTTCACGAGATTGTCGTAGAGAAGTCAAGAGACATCTACGAAGGTCTATTAGAAAATGATTTAGAAGAAGTAGCAGACGAAGAAGTCGACGAAGCTACTGATGAAGAAGTTGATGAGTCAGATGACGAAGAAGTCGACGAAGCTACTGATGAAGAAGTAGATGAGTCAGACGAAGAAGTTGACGAAAACTTTGATTTAGACGAATTTGAAGTTGAAGCCGATGACGACATGGGTGGTGATCCAGCAGACGATATGATGGGTGACATCGAAGACGAAATGGGCGGCGACGAAGAAGATGAAGGTGAAGAAGGCGGCGATATGGAAGACCGCGTTGAAGACCTAGAAGATGCACTAGACGACCTAAAAGCTGAATTTGAAAAAATGATGGCTGGCGACGAAGGCGAAGAAGCCGGAGACGAAGAGGAAGCTGGTGATGAAGAAGCCCCTGAAGAAGAGGCTTATAACTTTGGCGAAGCTGAAGAAGACACAGAAGAAGCTGTAGAAGAAGCAACTGACGAAGAAGTAGACGAAACTGCTGACAAAGAAGTTGAAGAATCTAAGCAACCACTATCAGCAGGCGAGCAAATGCGCGAGTATGTTGAAAAAGTAACCGCTAAAATGGGCGACAACGGTGCAAACACTAAGTCACCTGTAGCTGGTGCTAACGATATGGGCGGAGACGCTGGTAACTTAGTACAAGGTGGCGAAGAAAACGGTGGTAAAGCTGATTCTGCAAAAGAAGACGATGCTGGTAACGTAAATGTTCCAGGCGGTAAAGCTTCTAAGTCAATGAAAGGCGAGCCAAAAGGCCACGGCGCTGAGAAAAAAGGCGCAGGCGAAGCTGCTGACAACAAAAAATCTGTAGTTGGCAAATAATAAGGAAGTTTGAATGAGAAACTTACGAGAGCATCTGACATTCGACCAGGCTAATATAGTCGTTGAATCTGCTAACGAGGGCAAAGATCTTTTTATGAAAGGTATTTGCATACAAGGTGGTGTACGCAACGCGAACCAGCGTGTGTATCCTGTAAATGAAATTGGCAGGGCTGTCAAAACTCTCAATGATCAAATTAGCGGAGGATATAGTGTTCTCGGAGAGGTTGATCATCCAGAAGGCCTTAATATTAACTTAGACCGTGTAAGTCATATGATCACAGAAATGTGGATGGATGGTCCAAACGGTTACGGCAAGTTAAAAATTCTACCAACCCCTATGGGACAGTTAGTTAAAACAATGCTCGAAAGTGGCGTTAAGCTAGGTGTTTCATCTAGGGGTTCTGGTAATGTATCTGAAGATGGTAGTAATGAAGTAAGTGATTTTGAAATTATTACTGTCGACGTTGTGGCGCAACCTAGTGCGCCCGGCGCTTACCCAACACCAATCTACGAGCATTTAATGAATGCACGTGGCGGCTACAAGGCATACGAATTAGCACAGGCAACAAAACATGATAATAAGGCACAAAAGTATCTAAAGGATTCGTTGATTAATATAATCAACAAACTCCAATAATGAGGAGAAAATAATATGTTGGATGCACTAAAAACACTTTTTGAAAATGATGTAGTTTCAGAAGAAGTGCGCAACGAAATTCAAGAGGCTTGGGACGCGAAAATCAAAGAAAATCGCCAACAAGTCACTGCTGAACTCCGCGAAGAATTTGCTCAAAAATACGAGCATGACAAGGCAACAATGGTTGAAGCCATTGATACACTTGTATCTGAGCGTTTAGCAGAAGAAATAGCTGAATTTGCAGAAGATCGTAAGCAACTAGCCGAAGCCCGTGCAAAATATGCAGTAGCACAGCGTGAAAACGCTGATCTACTAAAAGGTTTTGTTATGGAGCAGTTAACTAAAGAAGTTGGCGAGCTACACGAAGATCAGAAAGCAATGGCTGAAAACTTCGGAAAACTTGAAGAATTTGTTGTTGAAGCACTTGCAAAAGAAATTGCAGAGTTCCACGAAGACAAAAAAGACCTTGCAGAAACCAAGGTTCGTCTTATCAGAGAAGGTAAGGCACACCTTGCTAAAGTTAAAACTAACTTTATCGAGAGAAGTGCTAAAGCAGTATCCGAAACAGTTGACAAAGCTCTTAAGTCAGAAATTGGTCAACTTAAAGAAGATATTGAAGAAGCACGTAGAAACGACTTCGGTCGCAAACTATTCGAAGCATTTGCTTCTGAATATGCTGGCTCTTACTTAAATGAGAAGTCAGAAACAGCTAAGTTAATGAAAGTTATCTCAACAAAAGATGCTCAATTAGCAGAAGCAAAAGCATTTGCATCTAAAGCGAAGCAACTAGCAGAAGCTCAGGCAACTGAGAAGAAGCGTTTAGTTGAAGCAGCAGAGCGCAAAGATGTTTTAAATGAACTTACTGGACCTTTAAGCAAGGATCAGAAAGAAATCATGATGGATTTACTGGAATCTGTCCAAACTGGAAAACTACGTTCACAGTTTGACAAGTACCTACCGGCGGTCATCGACGGTAACACTCCAGCCAAAAAGGCAATCATCACAGAAGGCACAGAAATAACAGGCAACCGCGAAACAACTTCGCAAACTAACGTTAGTAGACAAGCAGACGCAAAAGATAACTTGGTAGAGTTTAAGCGTCTAGCTGGATTAAATTAAGGAGAAAATTATGTCAGAACTACTAGAAAGTCGCTGGCAGGAGACCAAAGGTGCTCTTCTCGAAGGCCTAACAGGCAACAAAAAATCTGTGATGGCGTCGACATTAGAAAATACTCGCAAGTATTTGTCAGAAGCAGCAACCGCTGGTGCTACCTCAGCCGGTAACGTAGCAACTCTTAACAGAGTTATTTTACCAGTTATCAGACGTGTAATGCCAACAGTGATTGCAAATGAACTAGTTGGTGTACAACCAATGACTGGCCCAGTGGGTCAAATCCACACATTAAGAGTACGTTATGCTGAAACCAATAATGCAACTGGTACAGACAACGATACTACAGCAGGCGATGAGGCACTTAGCCCATTCAAGATTGCTGAAGCATATTCAGGTGACGGTACTGATGGTAAAGCAGCAGCTACAGCAGCACTTGAAGGTTCAGCTGGACGTAAATTAAGCATCCAAATCTTGAAGCAAACTGTTGAAGCTAAGTCAAGAAAGCTATCAGCTCGTTGGACATTTGAGGCTGCGCAAGACGCACAGTCACAACATGGCATCGACGTTGAAGCAGAAATCATGGCTGCTTTAGCACAAGAGATTACCGCTGAAATCGA